GCATCACAAGTCGGTTCTTCATTACTGTTATTCTCTTGAACCTGCACATTGCTGGTGGTCTCCACTTCCGTTTTTTCTGCTTCATTTGAGGCGCTCTGGTTGAGCAGGCCTTCAATGGAAAACATGCCGTTGCCCATACTTGTGATTTCCGGCTGCTCTTTCATTTCCTCAGCGCGGCGCGCACCTTCTTCACGAATCCGTTGTAAATTCTCTTCGTGAGTAGTGGTGGTCATACGGTGGGTTATTTCCCATTTCGGATCTGTTGGGTCGCTAATACCCTCGACAAATTCTCCACGTTCGGCTGCCAGCTGCTTGTCCATGTCTTCACGTGAAATAACTGGGGCGGCAGAAGGCAGCGGCATTAACTCGG